GCGCAGGTCATGGAGGGCATCGAGGGATTGCTCGACGACAAACCGAAAAAGCGACAACCGCGGACGCTGGAGACCCGGCCACTACCGTTGCGCGACAGCGCGATGGGGCCGGAGGATCGCGCGGCGGTAGAGGAGCAAGGGTCGGATGACCCGAAGCCTGGACCGGAAGATCCGGCCCCCAGTGATGAGGAGGAGGAGGACGAAACCTACGAACCCGACCTCGAACCCGCCCAAGAGGGCGAGGACGGGTCGGACCATCAAGGGATCGAGCCGCCAAACAGTTGGAGTAGAGAAGACAAGGAAGTGTTCCGAGCGCTCCCACCCGAAGCACAGGCGGTTATCGCCCGGCGGGAGAGCGAGCAGAACAAGGCCTTTACCCAGAAGACCCAAGAGATAGCCGAACATCGCAAAGCACTCGAAAGCACTTTTCTCACTGTCCAGCAGGAGCGCGAAGCCTACGCTAACAATCTGCAACAACTGTTGTTTGTCGCTGCCCCCGAGGCTCAGAAGTTCCAAGAGATCGATTGGCAGCGACTGGCCCAGGAACAGCCAGCCGACTATGTCCGGCTCTCTGCCGAACGCGACGCTCTCAGAGGTCGCATCGGCGGTATCCAGCAGGAACTGCAACGGGTTGCGGCGCAGAGTAGAGAGGCTCAGGCGTGGCAATTCCAGCAGACCGTGCAGGCCGAGCAACAGAAGCTGCGCGAAGCCTTGCCCGATTTTGCCGACCCCGAGAAGGGGCCACGGAAAATTGCGGAGATGCGGCAGTGGCTTCAGAAAAAAGGCTTTGCCGACCAGGAAATCAGCCAGGTGGTGGATCACCGGGTGCTGCTTGTGGTCGAGGAGGCGATGCAGGCCGACCGGCAGAAAGTGATCCGCCGGGAGGCCCAGCAGAAGCGCAGCAACGGCAATGGCATTCCCGTACAACCGCCCGGTGCTACACGTCAGAGGCCGGACAGTCGGGCGGCCCAACGCCGTAATGAAAAGATGGCAGCGCTAAAGCGTAGCGGCAGTGAAAAAGACGCGATCGGCTATCTCATGGAGATCCTCTGACAACAGACGCCTTACACCGCCTTAGGCAAGCGGCACCGCCACCGTCGCGAGGACGGCGGCATTCCCTCTTGATGGAGCCTTCTCTATGGCAATTATCTCAGGAACCGCGACTACCTTTGCGGGTAGTCCGGGCATGCAAGGTCTTCGCGAGGACCTTAGCGACATGATTTATAACCTAAGCCCGAGCGATACACCTTTTACGAGTAATGTTGGTAGAGGAACCGCGGATGCCGTGTATCACGAATGGCAGACCGATAGTTTAGCGGCCCCAAACACGGCAAACGCGCAGTTCCAGGGCGACGATATCGCGACGTTTACGCCGGCCAGCGTCACGACAAGGCTGGGCAATCGGACTAAATCTTGGTCCCTGGCGGCGTAAGCCGTCTTGAAGCACTGGGTGAATTGTCAGGGAACCCCTAACGGGTAAGGCCGAGGGCAATCTGCAGCCAAGCCGGTATCAGACGGAAGGTTCAACGATCATCCCCGCGAGGGGAGTAGGGGAGAAGCCTCCCCGAAGCGCCCAGCCCCCCTGCGAAGGCGGGGGGTGATGAAATGATCTGTCCTGCATGGAGACATGCAGCGGTCCCGCGAGGGACGCGGCAGGAGTAGCGTTCCTGTTGGAACAACCGAGCAGATATCGAGAAAAGAAGTAATAATCAGTGCGACGCTCGATGCGGTTAACAAAGCTGGCAGGCGAACCGAACTTGCTTATCAGCTAACAAAGCGCGCGAAGGAGTTGAAGGTCGATATAGAGGCCATAATGCTCAGCAACCAAGCTAAGGTTGTTGGGGCGGCCGCTACTGCGCCAAAAGCTGCGTCGGTACTAAGTTGGATTAAGACGAACGTCAGTCACGTCGGTACAAATCCAACCGGCGACGGCACGGACGCACGCGTTGATGGTACACCAAGAGCTTTTACTGAAGCGATGTTGAAAACGGTAATGGCTAGCGTGTACACCAATTCGAGCGAAGACCTGGATGTGCTGATGGTAGGCGCATCAAACAAAGCCGTGGCAAGCGGCTTCGCTGGAGGCGCTCAAAAAACCTACGATGTCTCCGACAGAAAATTGGTAACTACAATAGATGTCTATGTCGGAGACTTCTCGACGGTGCGGATTATTCCAAACCGTTTCATGCGGGTGAGGGATGCGTTGTTGTTGAACTGGAGTTTGTGGAGCGTTGACTGGCTCCGTCCAATTCGCCAGTTTGAGCTTGCTAAAACGGGTGACGCGGAAAAGCGTATGCTCGTGGGAGAGTGGACGCTCAGGGCAAATAATGAAGCCGGAAATGGCGGAATTTTTGATCTGACCGCGCCGTAACGCACATTGTGCCGGTCGGGCTTATGGCTCGACCGGCGCTTCTGCTACGATGTGGTCTTCCGGCCGCATCCGGTTATACTTCCGGCAATTTTCTTCAAGTGTTAGGTATTGCAGGTTCCAGGGAACATGCAGACCGCTCACCCGATAGCCGTCAAAGGTTATCCCACGCAGCGGTACAATGTGGTCTACCTGAAAATCAGGAGGGCAGTTTTTATACACGCTGTTGATATCGGAAATTATCACCCACGCCGGCATTTGCTGTAATTTTGCGGCTTTTCGCTTAACATGATTAGCGCGCGCTCTATCGGGATGTTTTTGCCCCCAGCGACGCCTGGCTTCACGAACCTTTTCGCGGTTTTCCTTTTGCCACTGAGATATAGTGGCGTCGCGTCGTTCTTTGTTTTCTTCATTCCATTTTCTAATGGAGGCTTGCTCTTTTTCTGGATTATTAGTTCGCCATCTCTGGATGGCTAATTTGGTTTTGCCTGGATTTTTATCTTCCCACTGCTTCCGGTATGATCGCATCTTCTCCTTGTTTTCCGTTGCCCACTTGGCGTTGATGTCGCGTATTTTGCCTTTATTTAGTTCGTAGTATTCCTTTTGGGCGGCGCGCATCTTCTCTTTGTTATCTTTGTAGTATTGCCGCATTTTCTCGCGGCGCTTTGCAAGATCGCTTTCCGAAAGTATGGTGGGTTTAGCCATCGACTTGCGCTCCTACGCGGTCGGGGGTCAGGTGGCGGGGCTGGTGCTGATACACCGCCCTGCCGCCGCATTATCTCAGAAATGCTGACCTTTTTGCAATCTTCTCAGAGATGGGGCGATGACCGAATACCTGCTCAACCGCGATCTCCAGACCGGCATCTACGAGACCTTTGAGTTCGACGAAGCCACCGGCGACATCACCATCAGGCGGTGGGCTGACGTGCAGCCGGTGCTGGACGCCAACAAATCCTTCCACCTGGAGAGCGACGGCAAGGGCAAGGACGCCTGGCTGGCGGCGCGCATCCCGGACAACATCGCGCAGGATTGGCTCGTCCGCTTTGGCATCAACGCCTGGAAGGGCGAGCACTGGCCGGCGGTGAAGAAGCTATTGCAAGACCCGGAGTGGAAGCACCTCCGGCCTACATCATTCAGGCTGTAAAATTAAATGTACCGGAAATCGTACCGGAAATCGTACCGGAAATGAACCAAGGTAAATCATGGCCTTAGACAGCTATGCTGCGCTGCAAACGGCGGTGCTTGGCTGGCTGGCCCGGCCGGGCGATCCCTTGGTGGCACCCGCCGTGCCCGATATGATCACCCTGTTCGAGGCCGAGGCCAACCGGCGCCTCAGAACGATCGATGCCGAGCGGCACGCGGTTCTGACCATGGACACGAACGGGTTTATGGTATTGCCGCAAGATTGCTGGGCTATCCGGTCGGTCGCCTTGAACGGGCTGCAATTGCAGTTCATGCCGCCCGGATCGGAAGTGTTTTCGCAGCCCGGTGGCAGTCCCCGCTATTACAGTTTACTCGGCTACAACCAGGGTGCGGAGGACGGTCAGGGCGGGCAATGGCTGGAGTTCTGGCTGTTTGTCGGTCCCACTGCCGGCGGCACTATCGAGTTGATGTATCAGGTCGGCGTGCCGCCGCTCGGCGCTACCCGGCCAACCAACTGGCTCCTGGAAACCCATCCCGATGCCTACACCTTTGGCACCCTGGCCGAGGCCGAGCTTTACATCGGCCACGACGAGCGGGCGCCGATGTGGCTACAACGGCGCGATGCGGTATTCGCCTCGATCGAGGCGTTCGACCGCAAGACCCGCTGGGCCGGCCCGATGCAGATCCGGGCGCACGGTATCCAAACCGGTGTCGGCAGTGCCGCCGGCGGGGCAGCACCCGCTCCGGTGCCGTTACCGGGCGGTGCCGGTGCAGGTATTACGGTCAGTAGCGAGCCGCCTGCCAACCCGGCAAACGGCGCCGGCTGGTGGGATAGCAGCAGCACCCTCGGCGGCGGCCAGTTGTATATTTGGTACAACGGGCAGTGGGTTGCCGCCACCAACCAAGCGGTCGGCTTCCCGGAAGGGATCGCCACGGCAACCCCGGGGTCGGGCGAGGTCGTTACGATCAGCCGGGACGTACCGAGCCTTTATATCTCGTCCGGCCCCTTGGCTGCCTTGACCGTACGTCTGTGGGCCAATCCGGCATTGGGCGAGACGGCGCAAATCAGTTTTGCCAACCCGGTGACGGCGTTGACCGTGACAAATTCGGGCGGCATG